ATAAGCGTTTGGAGCAAAACAGAATGGGACAAAACGAAAAACCAGATTCAAAATTTTATAATGACCGTGACCCAAATTTTTTTGGTCAGGCAATCGAAGAAATTTCTGCAACGATTGACCAGGCAGCGGAAAAACCATTTCCGTTTCCGGATTACAAATATCGGGAACGGGAAATCATGAACCAGGTGATGAAATACATCGATTCGACCTATCGGGAACATTACGTCCATGAGTCGGCAAACATTGAAACAGGCCAGTTGATTTTGGCGGACCCGGAACGCGGATTGGGTTTTTGTATCGGGAACGTTTTGAAATACGCGGATCGGTATGGACGAAAAAATGGGTTCAACGAAAAGGATTTGTTCAAGGTAATTCACTATGCGGTGATGGCGTTAAGTATTAATCACAGTAATAGTAAAACGATTTAGTATAAATATCAGGAATGTGAAATAATTGTACAAAAAGTGACCAAAGGGGTGTTGAAATTATGCAATTGCAAACGTGGCGAGCATTGGGAACGGACTGGTTGTTGGATCAGTGGGGACGTTGGGCCAGGGTTCCCGATGAAACTCGGATAGGTTGGCCCAGTGCCGCCAATTTCGTGAAGTTCATGGGTGGGTCGATTAAAACTCCGGAAATTGACCTGGACGTGGCCCTGGAAGTTGACCGGGCTGTGAAAATGTCGTCCCTGGTCAACCAGGACTATGAAACCGTCTTGGTCTGTCGCTACGTCAAACAGCAAAACCAACTGTCCCTGGCGCGTTCACTACACGCCAACAGACGGGCAGCAGTGGAAACCCTACACCGGGCGGAAGCCTGGGTGGACGGGTATTTACACAACGTTTTTGACAACCTGGAAGGGGTCGCATAAAAAACTATTTGCGCAAATGTGCACATTTAGGGTAGTATTTTCATATACCGTGCGGTTCGTGCGGTTTGGAAACCTTCAAAACCCTGTCAGGCTTGCTTGACGGGGTTTTTTTATGCACCCGTGTTGGACTTTGGATTGGGTATTCCCGGTCGGTTCACGCGGGTTTTTTTATGCCCGGAGTTTGACCCATGAGATATTTTCGCCCAGGTGAGTTTGCTTGCAATTGCCAGCATGACTGCGGACTGGGATTTCACAACATGGACCTGGAAACGCTTGAAAAATTGGACGAGGCTCGAAGACGCGCCAACGTCCCGTTTCGTTTGACGTCTGCAATGCGTTGTGAAAAACACAACCGTGAAACACCTGGGGCATCTGAACAGTCCGCACACCTGACCGGTCATGCTGTGGACATCCGGGCGGAATCATCACACATGCGGTTCCAAATTTTGTTTGGTCTGGTCGGTGCCGGGTTCAACCGTATCGGAATATACAAAGATTCGATCCACGCGGATTGTGACCCAACGAAAATTCCCCGTGTCATGTGGATGGGTGGATAACGATGTCCCGACCACTGAAGAAATTGAACGCTCAACATGAAGTGTTCGCGGTTGAGTACCTGAAAGACCTAAACGCGACAAAGGCGGCAATTAGAGCGGGTTACAGTGCGAAAACGGCAAGCCGGAAGGGTCCGGACCTGGCCAATGATCCGCTGGTGGCTGAACTGATCCACACGCTGAAAACTGAACGGGTTGAACGTACCAAGGTGGACGCGGACTATGTCCTGAAACGCCTGGTGGAAGTTGATCAAATGGACGCCATTGACATCCTGAACCCGGACGGGTCGATCAAGTCTATTCCGGATTGGCCACCGATCTGGCGGCAAATGATTTCAGGTCTGGATTTGTCGGAAATTTGGGAAGGGTCGGGGGATCAACGCCAAATGGTGGGGATTCTGAAAAAGATCAAATGGCCGGACAAAACCAAAAACCTGGAACTGATCGGGAAACACGTGGACGTCCAGGCATTCAAGGACAAGGTCGAACACGAAGGTAATTTGAAAGACCTGGTCCCAACAATCAATGTCAATCTGACAGATGGTTGAAATTGATTTAACGCTACACCCGCAACAGTCCCGTGCGTTTCAGTCCCAGGCCACTGAAATTTTATATGGTGGTGCAGCAGGCGGCGGAAAAAGCCACCTAATGCGCGCTGTCGCCATACTTCTTTGTTCAGAAGTGAAAGGGCTTCAGGTCTATTTGTTCCGGCGTTTGTCAGATGATCTGTATAAAAACCACATGGAAGGCGCTGGCGGGTTTTACGCGTTATTGGCTCCCTGGTTTGAAGCCAAATTGGTGCGCTTCAACGGGTCAAAAAATTACCTGGAATTCTGGAACGGGTCCAAAATCTGGCTTTCACATTGTCAGTATGAAAAAGACGTCCAGAAGTACCAGGGACCGGAAATTCACGTTCTGTTGATCGATGAATTGACGCATTTTTCCGAGAAAATTTACCGTTTCTTGCGGAATCGGGTGCGCCTGGGTGATTTGAACATCCCGGAAAAATACCGGGGTAAACTGCCGTTGATTTTATGCGGTTCCAACCCTGGCGGCGTTGGTCACCAGTGGGTCAAACGCACGTTTGTGGATTACGCGTCACCCATGCAGATCAAACGGACAGACAAACCCGAAGGTGGGATGTTGCGTCAGTACATTCCGGCCAAACTGGATGACAACCCCAGTTTGACAAAAAACGACCCAGGTTACATTGACCGCCTGGAAGGACTGGGGAATCCCGCCCTGGTCAAGGCGATGAAAGACGGGGACTGGAACATTGTGGCGGGTGGTGCATTAGACGACGTCTGGTCACCGCGTCTACTACTCCCACGGTTCCAGATTCCCACTTCATGGACTGTTGACCGTTCATTTGACTGGGGGTCCAGTCACCCGTTCAGTGTCGGGTGGTGGGCACAGACAGACGGGACCGAAGTGGAAACCGAAGACGGGGTCATTTGTCCCCCGAAAGGGTCACTGATCCAGATTGCCGAATGGTACGGAACCAAGGGGATCGGCACAAATGAAGGTTTGAAATTGTCGTCTGAAGAAATCGCCAAGGGTATCAAATCGAAGGATGAACAATTGCGTGAATCTGGATGGATCAACGGCAAGGTGAACCCAGGTCCGGCAGACAATCAAATCCGCAACGTTGTGGATAATGCGGTCCCAACAATTGAAAAGAAAATGCGTACCAATGGCGTTTCCTGGACCAGCTCAGACAAATCACCAGGTTCCCGTGTCATTGGTTTGGAATTGTTGCGGACTCGAATGAAAGAGGCCCACAAGGACCACCCGGAAGACCCGGCGATATATTTCATGGAGCATTGCAGGGCATCTATTTCAACGTTGCCAACGTTACCCAGGGACGAAAAGAAAACGGAAGACGTGGACACCAAGGCGGAAGACCACGTTTACGACATGGTCAGGTATAGGGTTCTTGCCGGTGCCAAGGCTGCAAAACGTATTAATTTAGATTCGGTGATTTGATGTTAAAACTGCCTGAAATGTCCATGGAAATGGCTGAAAAAGTGGACCATGTCGTCCCAGCAATTGTAAAAACCAGTGCCGGGACATCACTTGTTGGCAGTCTAACATTGAATAACTATTTGGCTATCGGGGCTTTTGCGCTGGGTGTCGTTTCATTGCTGTTTGACATCTGGTTCAAGAACCGACGATTGGAAATATTGGAGCGAAATTTGAAACGTCAAAATCCAACTGAGGAAACAGACCAATGAAAACCATGACCACGATTAAGGCCGCGTTTATCGCGGTTTTTTTATGCCTGACTTTTGCCGTGTCAGGGTGTTCCACCTTTGAAACCCTGGGTGATTACGTCAACGAAAACCCTGTGTTTGCAAATATCGCCACCCGCCAAGCCGTGGGTCACTACATTGCAGCGGGTGACACGATTGAAGACGAACGCGACAGGGCGGAAGCGGTCCAGGTGCGGGTCACCAAGGCGCTTTTGTACCTGGACGGTGAACCCAGGGCCACCGTGGACACGCTGATGGCGGTTATTGACCGGTCTATTGAATGGGATGAACTGAACCCCACGGATCGTTTGTTGATCCAGGACATCATGATGTTGGTTGAACAAGAAATCCGGAAATTTGATCAACGTGAACCCGTGTTGACGGATGACACCCGGTTGGCGTTGCGGGTGATCCTGGAAACGGTTATTTCAACCGCGCAAATCTACCTGGACCACTGACAATGTTTTTGACACACCTGGACACCAGGGTGATTGAAGGTGGCAAATTTCGCTTGTTGGCGGAATTGCATTACCTGGCAGCAATTAACCATTTCTTTGACTACCTAATCCGGGTGCCAATTGGGTTTGAAACGGATTTTGCATCTATCCCCAGGGGTTTGCGGTGGTTGATTTCACAGAACGAACGGCACCGAAAAGCCGCAGCCCTTCATGACTTTTTATATGACCGCCAGGGTGAAATGGGGTCACTGTTTATGTTGAGTCGTGAACAGTGTGACCGGATTTTTTTAGATGCCATGAAAGATTGCCAGGTGCCAATCTGGAAACGGAACCTGATGTTTTGGGGTGTTCGCATAGGTGGATGGAAGCGATGGAATCAAAACTCGAAAAATTCCTGAAAACTTATAAACCCGTGAAAGTGATGCGTCACGGCTATCTGCCCGATATGGAACGCGTCCGGGCCATGTTCAAAGAATCACCCCGGCAACACGAAACCCGCTATGCGAGGGCGCGAACGTGAAAGCGTTTCTATTCAGCCTTCTAATTGCCGTTTTCATCACGTGCGCTTTGCTGGCTTTACCGGTGTGGGCGGCATCGCCTGTTGGTAAAACGCACAGGATGCAGGATTACACACAGGACTGTGGCAACGGTCGGCGCGGGACAAAATGTATTGAACTGTACACGATCAATCTGTCATGGGACACACCAACGCAGCGAGAAGACAGTTCACCACTACCACGAAACGAAATCTTTTATTACGTTTTGCAGTATGAGCGGGGCAGCGGGGTCACAGTGCAATTAGCCGTGTCACCGGGCACCGAATTCCAACTCTATGGGATGCCAGCAGGGGCCTACACATTCCGTATTGCGACCGTCGATTCAGACCGGCAGCAAGGGAATTTTTCCGATGATATTTCTTTAACCGTACCTTGAGAGGGGACACAAAAATGAAGTCAATTTTTAATCGAATCACCACCACTTTGGTCGCGCTGGCGGTTGCCATTGCGTTTTCAGTCCCTGCCTTTGCCGGGGATGGGGTTTTCAATGTCGCTAAGGGTGCAGGCAATGAATACTTCGACCGTGTGGCGAATAACGATCCGGCGAATTCCGGCATTGTCATTATCTTGCTGAAAGCTGCTGAAGCTGACGCGGTGTTGGAAGATTACGACGATGTTGGGGCATTGCTGGCCGCTGGGGGTAACACTGAAGCGGATTTCACCAACTATACCCGCATCGTTTATACCGATTCCGACATCACCGGATCGACGGTTGACGACACAAACAACCGCAAATATTCGGACATGCCGGACCCCAGTTACACAAGTGCAGGCGGCACGCTGGATAACACCATAGTTAAAATGCTGTACACCTACGACAACGACACGACAGGTGGTACGGACTCTGACCTGATCCCGATTGCGCACGTTGATTTTGCGACGACCACGAACGGCAACAACCTGACTGCGATTTTGCCCAGCACCGGGGCCTTTGTCGCCAACTAAGGGGCGTTGTCATGCAGCGATTTATTGATGCAAACGATTACCCCGTCGGGACTCTCTTATCTACAGTGGGGTTCCCGATGTGGGGCGCTTTTGGGCCCTCTTATGACCTAGAGTGTGTTGATTTAGGCGATGGGCGACACATCTGGCAAGCGACAGGCGGGACAGGGCTTAATGACGTTGCTGACTACAAAGACTTTGCCAAAACGCTGAATCAGGAAATACTGTTAATACAGGATTTCACGTCTAGCGAAGTTGGAGTTAGTGCGGTCAATCTGGAAGCACACGCTCGCCGGACGGGTGATACGAGAGGTCTGCGCGTGTCCGGCAGTGCATCTACCCCAACGTTTCAAATCCTTGGCGCTACTCAGTCCGTAGAAGTGAATTCGCCCCCGACAGGATGGGCGCTGACGAACGCAACCGCAATGCGTTTCCGCGCTCAAGGGGATAAGATTTATGGGAAAATGTGGCAGTTCACGGTCGGCAATGACCCCGCCGCAGCAGAACCTGGAAGCTGGCAGTACGAAGCGACCGTTAGTACCCCGACAAACCCAGGCTATTTGGGTTTAGGGGAAAGAAATGCTAGTGATTTAATGCGCTATTCCATTATCTCTTTAGCGACAGATGGGGATGTAGCGCCATTCGGTCAAGTGCCTGATCCCATTGTGGCGCAGCCTCAAAACCTACAGGTGACAAACATCACCTCAAATTCTGCTGATTTCAGTTGGGATGCGAGCTAAGGCATGACTGTAGAGTACCAGATCCGCTACCGTGAAACCGGCGAAACTGACTGGACGTATGAGACAGGCATTACGGCGTTGTCTGATACGATTTCCACGTTTGCACAGGATCTGGATTACGAAGCACAGGTGCAGGGTATAGACATGATCAACGGTGTGGGTCACCCCTCGCCGTGGTCAACCCTTGTTACATTCTCAACACCCCCCGGCAATTTGGAAATCAGCGTGGGGACGCCCAGCGAGAACGACAGCGTTGATTCTGTCACGGTACAGGATAACCCACCGGTTATCACGCTGCTGGGTGCCTCAACAATTCGCATCCCCGTGGGCGGGACTTGGACTGATCCCGGTGCAACGGCGTCCGATGACGTTGACGGTGATCTGACAGGTAGTATTTCTGTTAATGATCCGGTAGACGTTAATACGGCAGGCTTTTACGAGGTCGAATACTCTGTCACGGATTCCGGGGGCAACACAACAACCGAGATTCGCAATGTTGAGGTCGCCCCGGTTGAAATTGCCACCAGCTTTAATATTCGCTACCGATCCGTGGATGATCCGGCCTACACGTATATCAATGGTGAAACCGATCTGGCGGAAACGCTGATTAATCTGATCGATGATAAGCAGTATTTTGTCAGTGTCGAGGGTGTGTCTGATTCCGGTGCACAATCCGGTTACCCTGACGATATTTCGTTCACAACTGTGCTGGCTGCACACATTGAATTAGGGGTTGGCACTCCCGGTGAAACGGATAGTGTTGATCCAGTCGCCCCGAATATTGATTCCGATAATACGGTGAATGTCGGTACACCAGTCGAAACCGATTCGGTTGATTCTGTCTCTGCGAACAACGGTACAAACCAGGAAATTGGTGTTGGCGGACCTGGTGAAACCGATGCTGTTGAATCGGTCACCCCGTCTATTGATCCCGATAACACGGTTAGCGTGGGTTCAGCCAATGAAACCGACACGGTGGAGTCTGCCACGGCTCAAGTAGACAGTGATGCGCCGGTAATTGAAGGGGCGCTGTTTGATGTAGAGATTGAGAATCTGTTCACCAACCAAGTGACGCTGGTTGAAGACATCGAAGCAACGACATTAACCGAGGCATTGGCGGCGCATACATTTTTTAGGTTCCGGGTGCAGGGTAAAAACGGTACAGGCTCGATTCGCTCAGAGTGGTCAGACTGGTCACAACCTTTCATGACTCATGCAACGCCCGTCTATTTTTCGCCTGTCGATTCAGGCGGTGCAACCGATATTTTCTGGATTGGTTTTGATGACTTAGTGACTGCCAATGACGTTCTGGATTTTAGCGGCACCGTGAGCGATGCCGATGCGACCGTATCACTCACAATCGACGGGCAAACCTACACAGCTTTGAACATAGCCGGAAATTGGTACGTCGATACGCCCTATGGTTATCAACTAGGTTTTGAAGAATCAGATGAATTAAAAACACCAGTTGCTTTGAAATTGAATGCTTCAGAGCTGCTATATGGCGACGAGGGTATAAGAACATGACAATTGAAACTTTAACGGAATTGCAAGCACGAGTCGGGTTAGGAACTGCAAACGGCTCCGACGTGATCTACACCTCTGCCGGCCCGATCACAATTGACCAGCTCGCGGTTTTAATGACCGGGCAGACTGTTGTACAAGGCAGGCAGGAAGCCTTTCGTGGGGTAACGGTTACTGGCGATGAAGGTGCGGGGGCGTTGTTACTTGGTCCAGGTGTTGTGTCTTGGTACACATCCAAAAGAGATACGGATAGCATGTGGAGCGGGGCAAACCCTACCCGCATTTATGTACCTGCTGACGCTACAAAAGTTCGCTTTTATGGGAAGTTCCATACCATGACTTCGCAGACAATCACGTTGGATATACTGAAAAATGGTGAAGCCCAACCTAGTGATGAAGGGCACCAGTTAGGCCCGTTTGCGAATTTTAACGGCGGTATTCCGATACTGACGGATGTTATTGATGTGACTGGAACTGAATATTTTGAGCTTTACTCGGACATCCCACAGGGTACGAGTGTCAAGATTCCGGAAACATGGTTAACGATGGAAATTGTGGAGCAAATCCAGCCGTGATTATTGTTACGTTGCACAAGACTTCGAATGTTGATTCGTTTGCGAACGATTTAAATGGTGCTGGTTATGCATTTCAGCAGATGACCGCGTTAAGGAATATCTATATCGTGGAAGATGTTGACTCACAAACGTTTAGCCTCGCAGGCCACCCAAGTGTTCGATCTGTTGAGGATGACAATGAGGATGCCGAATTATGTGCTGTATCAGTGCAAAACATTTCCCTCGACGCCACCACATATAAGATTACAGGTGATGCTTGGGCGCTTCCTCGAATTTGTAGACGAAAAG